TGTTGTATTACACAACACCAGAAGTAAAAGATGGACACTATACATTTACACCACAGACAGTAACTTATAACATTGATACAAAAGGTGACTTAGGTAAACGTATTGGTCAAAGCATAACAGGAATTGTAATACACAGAGAAGTAGATGATAAGGGCAATGAAGGTCCGTTTACAAATAATAACATATTTCGAGGCAAAGAAGTATTTGTAGTTCCGAGTGTAACAACAGTTGCGCCAGTAGAAGTAGATACAACAGTATTAGATAACGCAACAGCAGTAGTAAAACAAAACGCACAAGGATTAGATGCAATGCTTGACAAGCCTAGTCTAAGTGCAAAACAATTAACAGATTTACCTAAAATATTTTATGCGTACATCAACAGTAAAGTTGATACAGGATTAGATAACTTAGGCGGGGATTTTAGTAAATGGTTACAAACTGCTAAGATTAGCGAAAAGAAGAAAGCCAATGTACTTGCATACATTAAAGAACATATGGATCATTACAAAGCGATGTGGAACATTGTTACTGCAATTATGCAAGCAAAAGACGATATTATTGCCAAGTTTGACGGCCAGGGTGGCGATGTCAAACAGTCAATAGGGGATCAGCCAGGTGGTGAAGGATATGTATTAGCAGATCCGCAAGGCGATATTAAATTAGTACCACGTAAAACATTCTCTGCCGCAAATAGAGCAGTAGAAAGATAAGGAAAATAAGATGAAAATTAATGAGTTACTAAACGAAAGCCCATACGATACAGATCCAAAACTTATGCCGTATGTAAGAATGGGGCAAATGATTGCATCAGCATTAGAGCCATCAAGTGGCATTAAATGGGAAGATGAAGAATTTAACAAAGCGGCCGCACTAGGTTCGTCTTTTGGTAAACTTGGATCCGCATTTGGACCTAAGACACCAGGCGAAGCATTAAAGCAAGCAAGCGTTGATGTTGAAATGGCTAAAGCAATTATTGCTAAAGTCAAAGGCGCTGGTGTAAAGCCGGGCGCAGGCGTTAAAGATCCAGAACCAGAAGCACCAGAAGAAGATTAAAAACACATGATGGAATTCATTAAGGATATGCATGAGAGTCGAATGACTCGAGGTACAGGTACACTTACAACTCTAACCTATACGGATTGTTGTGAGCGATTGTATCTTAGTGTGTTGGTACTAGAAGCATTAAATCAGTATGCTTACTTTAGAAACACAGCACGAGAATATGCAAAACGTACTACAGGATACGATACATTTAAAGCCTACAGAATGAGTGGCACAGATTTATATAATCTTGCTTATTTTGTTAATGGCGACGATTCAGTATTAGATAAGTTAAAGGATCCAGTAGCGGCTAAGAGAGCGGCTGAACGAACTACGTTACCTGTGATGCAACTTAATGGTTATCTTAAAAGTGTTGCTAACGGCACAAGTTATCCTCAAGTACCACAATTCCTTATCAAACTTGAGAGTGCATTGAAAATTACTAATACAGACTATAAATTAGTCCGTAGAAATCTTACACGTTATAGATCATTAAGTACCAAAGACAAAGAAAATACTATTACACGACTATTAATTGCGGCTAGAGCAAAACTACGTACTAGTGATTTAATAGATGATCTTAGTAAACTATCGGCTACTAACGACTTAGAAACTGCAAGAATAGCAGACAATGAACCTAAAGTAAGTGTACCAGATATTAGTACAACAGCACGTGATGTAAATTTATATCGTTATATCGTAGGCACAGAAAACATAATGCGTACTAAAAACTTCTTAGACCTAGCAAAACAAGGTAAAAGTGTACCTAGTCAATTTGTACAAGGCTACATACCGGCGGTTAAAATGCTGGATGATATCGTGCAAGCAGGTCCTGCATACATAAATCTCCTAAGATCACTACATCAGAGAGCCAAAAAGAGCCGTAAGTAGGTGGTTTTTGTTCTCTGAACTAAATACATATAACAACTTCGTAGAGAAACGAAATTGGTCATTAGAGAAACTATAGGAGAAATAAAATGGCATCAGTAGCAAGAGTAAATCAAGACGGACGTGATCATGGCGTATCATATTCAACAGGACAGGTAACAGGCATTGAAATCGATGCAGTTGTGTCATTAGCGGCAAAAGACGGAATCGACGGAGCATTGGCTCAAATCGTTTCTGAGTTTTCACCGTTACTTTACATCTCAAGCGGTACAGCAGGTAAAGTTTTAGCAATCGTAGACGGACATCACCAGGATGCGGCGTCAATGACTGCAAGACTACAAAACATGGGAACAGTAGATGGCGTTGACTTGTCAGCATCAACAGTTGTTATCCGTGACTTGGCTTCGTTTAGTGTAGCATAAGTTTTAACTAACTTAATATTAAAGGGCTCAGTTTTTACTGGGCCTTTTTTTATGACCGATAAGTACTTGTATGAAATTTGAATTAACTACACTTATAGACATTACAAAGACAGATGCACGTCGCGGCGAAGATAAAGTAGCCTATGGACAACAACAAAATTACATGAGTGTTATACAAACACTTGGACTTCGAACTAATATTGAAGTTTCTAATCCAGACTTTAAAAAACAAAAAGTAACAGGCTTTGGTAGTGACTATGCTACTAAGAGTTTAAACGTGTGGCATTGTACTATAACTATAGAAGCCGAAGCATCGCATAGTGTAGACTTAATGAAAGACGATTTTAACCTAGTGCCTATTGTAAGAAATCTAAAAGAAAACTGTAATCTGGATGATGCAGTGTTTTTAACATCAGATGCCAAAAAATGCAATATATTGTTTAACTTATTAGATGAAGATGATAAATAGTTTATAAGGCAAACATAAAAACACATTACTTTACACCAACAGGCACTTAAACTTACGAGTTGATTAATGGAGAAAATAATGGCAACTGCCTTAGAACGAAAAAATTTAGAAGCACATGTTGACCTTTGTGAGGCCCGTTATAAAAATCTTGAAGGACGCTTGGACGGTATTGAAACCAAAGTAAACAGCATACACGATGATTTAATGTCAGGACAAAAATCAATGACAAAAGTAATCATCGGAGCAAGCGGAACAGTAGTTGCAGGCTTGCTATCTACAATCGTAGTTATAATATTTAATCTTTCCTAAACATAAATACTGTATGAACTTAAGAGAACTCATTACAGTCCCCGCCAACGACGACCTAATCGAAAAACAGATTTGGGGGCGCAAAGCCAATAAGGTTGTACGCAAGTATAGATGCTCCGGTGGAACTCGACATGGACGCATAGTAAGTGCGCCAAGTGCTTGTTTTAAACCAATTAATATGAAAGCCCGATTTACTATGAAACGTACTCAAGCACGTTTAGGTAAACGGATCGCACGTAAATCGAAGCGTACTAAACGTATGAACCCGGCAAGTAAAAGAGTAGCATCAATGAATAAAGCGAGACGCTAATGTTATTACGTGAGTTTTACATAACTGAAGATAACTCTAAAGACGATGAGCCTCATAATGAAGGTGTAAGAGCCATTTGGAGTCGCGCAGGCGGAAAACAAGTTCGTAAATATCGTTGCACAAGTGGAATTCGTAAAGGACGTATTGTTGCTAGAGCAACAACATGTAATAGTCCTATTAATCAAAAAGCAAAACTAACGCTAAAGAAGACTAAGCGCAGAACTCCAAACACAATTAAAATTAATACAAAGAAGACCAAGCGTTCAAACCCAGCAAGTCGCAGGCTGAAGCGTATCAATGTAAGACCTAAGAAAAGATTCTCAGGTAAAAGGAAAACATCATGAGATTTGATGAGTTCAACAAAAACGACAAAGGTGAAAAACTAGACGAATTTTTACCAGCAATACCAGCAGTAGGAGCCGCTGTGGCAACAGGGGCACGGCTGGCAGCACCAATTATTAAAAAGGGCGCACAAGAACTAGGTAAAAAAGCGGCACCAGTTATTAAAAAAGGCATTGATAAAGCAAAAGACGGTATTGGTCAAGGAATTAAAAAAGCCAAAGATTGGTGGAAAGGTAAACCTAAGGTTGGTAACACACCTCCAAATGTAACAACCACAGCGCCTAAACAACCACCGACACCATCAGTCCCAAGTAGTGTAGCAGTACCTAAACCATCGACTGGCGGTGCACCAAAGATTTCACAAACACCGCAGATGGCAACGCCCAAACCTGGGAACGCACCTAAAATAAGACCCGGAAGGCCAGGACAAGCACCTAGAATAAATCCGCAAACACCTAAGCAACCAGGACAACCAGCAGTGCCAAAGCCAGGCACAGCAGTACCAAAGCCTAAACCAGGACAACAGCCAACAACTCCTGCAAGACCAGGACAGCCACAAGCACCAAAGCCAGGACAGGCACCTAGACCTAAACCAGCACCAAAGCCTAAACCACAACCAAAACCCAAAGCAACACCAAAACCCAAAGGTGGCAGTCGATTAAAAAAGGCTGGTGGCATTGGACTAGGGATTGCGGGTGCGGCAGCAATAGGTAGTATGTTTGGAGGCGGCGCAGGAGGCACAGGTGGTCAAGGTAATTTTAGAGATCCTGATTTAATTGACGTACCAAACAATGTACAAGGTGCAACAGGCACACCAATAGCAACTACAGCACCAAGTCAAGTATCAGGTCCAGGACCAAAGCAAGCACAAGCGGCAGCGGACCAGCCGGGTGCGGATCCATCAGATCCAAAAGCACAAGCACAAGCAATGAAAATGCAGAAAATGCAGAAAGACGTTGCTAACAAACAGATTAAGGCTAAGAAAGCCGAATTAGATATGCTTAAAAAGCAACTACAGGGTATGAAATGAAACTAAACGAGTTAATAACACAGTTTACTATAGCAATGAGCAATGAAGAAGCAAAGTTGCTTAAAACTATTAAGGGTGTTATGCCGTACGAAGGATTTGATGAGAGAGAACAGTTCGTTCTTGAGGGGTTGATACGTAAAAGTTTAGTAAGTAAAGTACATAACAATGGTGATATATTGGTGGTTGCAAATGACGAAAGTCTTAATAGATGAACTAAAGGCCTTGATTGAACAAGGGCTCGAAGATGTACCGTTTCCTTACGTAAAAGGAAATAGCGTTCGTATAGGTAATATGATTATCCGTACCAGCAAAAATGGTAACTATGTATATGATATGAAGTACAAAGAACAAGTAGCACATACATTCAGTAAAACTGCCGCAGTTGCTATTGCTAAGAACAAATCAGTTGGGCATGACGTAATCAAAGATGTAATGATGATTGATTGCGATATAGAAAAAAATTACAATGATGCATTATTTTTTGCACATAGTAGAACAAAAGCAGAAGATGATCTACGTAAAGATGTATTAGAATGTAGATTAGAAATTGCCACAAGTAGAATCGAGCAAGGCAGGAGCCGACTTGAAGACTACATATATAATTAGAATGATAAATAACTATAACCACTCTGCAAGGATATAAACAATGAACATTAGAGAAATTAAAACACCTATTACCGCCGCAAAACTTAATGAGAGTTTAGCGAAGCGTTACGGCACAAAAATTGATGTTGCCGCATTTACATTACCGCAACTAGAAGATGCACGTAACAAAGTACGTACTATGTTATCAGATATTGAAACTAACGAAAGTTTTAATGCAGTTACTAGTGAAAGTTATCAAAAATCAAAATTATTTTTAGATGTACTAAATCAAGCAATTAAAGAAGCACCAGCGATTGTCGAAACAGACGAAGTTGAAGCAGATGTTATTGTTGAAGGTGCAGAAGATAACGCAGAATTAGTTATGGCCTCAAAGGACATGGTAGATAGATTAACTGGCTGGATGGAAGACACAGCAGAAATGCAAACTGAATCCATGCTAGAACTTGCAGATGCTATCCGCGATGAACTAGGCAGTGAAAAATCAGAAGCATTTACAGCGGCAGTTAAGCCAGCACTAGAAGCAATGTATACGGCAATGGAATCAACTCGAGTTGCACTTACTAATGGTGTAGGAATTGTAACAGGCGAAGGTGAGCCAATGGATACAATGGGCGCAGAAGATCCAGAAGGCGATATGGACATGGAACCAATTGATGATGCAGAACCAGCAATTGATCCAGAGACCGGCGAAGAAGACATGGACGTAGGCGACGACTTTGCGGCAGACGCGGCAGCGGCAGGTGGTGAAGAAGAAGCAGGACGTGAACAACGAGAGAGTGTACAACGCTCACGCAAGATTGGGACGTTATTAGCCGGAAAAAAGTCGTAACTGAGAACGTCGATACGCAAGTATTGAAAAAGGTCCTAACGGTACTCAGTAAAAAAGGCCAAAAAACTTATAAGTTTGATCAACTAGATGTGCTAATGCAGAATGTAGGCAAAGCACAGTTTAGTTATGACGTCTTTAAAGCGGCCTATGATGCAGATCCTTATGTACAAAGTTTAATTAAAAACTTTGACAAACAAGCACTTACTTTTAAAAGTGATGAAATGGACGACATCCCGCAAGACGCTAAAGATCCTAGCAAAGATAAAACAGTTTCCTCAATGGCAAAAAGAGCCACAGATTTAGGTTGACATCAAAGCAAACTTCTAGTATAATAGTATTAAATTAGGAGCGTTACTTATATGACAACTAGAACTGATGAGGAAATCATCATCCAAATTAAAGAATTAATTGAAACAAAGGTTAAGCCTGGTGTAGCAAGCCATGGCGGAAACATTGAATACGTAAATTATAACGACGGTTACTTGTTACTTGAATTAGGCGGTGCCTGTTCAGGATGCGCTGGTAGTACACAAACACTCAAACATGGTGTTGAGCAAATGATTAAACATTTTGTACCAGAAGTAACTGAAATTGAATCTCAAGACGATCCTTTTAGTACTGTAGATCCTTTTTATAGTGATCCTTTTGGTGATCATCAAGCAGACTGGGACAACTAATAATGAGTAGTTTAATTACAGCCAAATACGATTACAAACCAATTTCACGTAAGCAAGTAGAAGGTAAACGCAAGTACATGACACCCGATGGCGGTGCTGTGGCTAGTGTTACAACTATCCTTGATGCTACAAGCGACAAGTCAGGACTTATGGCGTGGCGCAAACGTGTAGGTGAAAAGAAAGCACAAGAGATTGTAACTGAGGCAGCAGGCGTTGGTACACGTATGCACAAATATCTTGAAGACTATGTTGACTTTGGAGTGATGCCCGAACCAGGCGGTAACCCGTTTGCTAAGAAAGCACACGCTATGGCACAGCAAGTAGTTGAACATGCTATGGGTGATGTTGATGAGATTTGGGGTAGCGAAGTTGCTCTTTATGTTCCGCAGATGTATGCAGGCACAACTGACCTAGTAGGACAATACAAAGGGCAACCTTGTATTATGGACTTTAAACAAACCAACAAGCCTAAGAAACTAGAGTATGTACAAAACTACTTTTTACAACTAGTAGCATACGCAGAAGCACACAACGAAATCTACGGCACTAACATATGCGAAGGACACATCTTTATGTGTAGTCGCGGCGATGATGGCATGATCTTAGGTGGAGAAACATATCAGCAGTTTGATGTGTGGCCACATGAATATGACGAATGGCGTACTGAATGGTACAACAGAGTCTACACATATTACGAGAAGTTCGCATAAATATGTGTAACAGGAGACGAACATGGCAGTAGTACAAATTAGTCGCATACAAGTTAGACGAGGCAAGAAAGGTGTAGACAATCTACCACAACTTGCTTCAGGAGAACTTGGTTGGGCAATCGACACACAAGAATTTTATGTAGGAAACGGTAGTGTTTCAGAAGGCGCACCAGCAGTTGGTAACACCAAAGTCCTTACAGAACACAGTAATATTTTTGGACTAGCAGGACAATATACATATAGAGGCGATGGCGGATTAACTACCGGCCCAAGTTCAACTCAGCCAATACAAAGAAGTTTGCAATCACGTTTAGATGACCATGTTTACGGTGCAGACTTTGGTATTAAAGGCGATGGTACTACAGACGATACAGTTGCATTACAAAGAGCAATTGATCAGTTGTTTATTAATACAAACAAAGCAAATCCAGCGAGCAGAGTAGAACTTATACTTGCTCCGGGTACATATGTATTAACTGCCACAATTAACTTACCACCTTACGCAACTATTATTGGTGCAGGTGCAGACAAAACAATTATTAATACAAGTGCCGCAGAAGCGTTTACATTTGTTAACGGCGACAGTACTCCTGGAACATACGCCGCAACATCAACAAACAGTTTCATTAACCAAGCCAAGCATATAACAATTAGTAGCATGACTATTAACCAAAGTGTAGCAGGCGTAATGTTTGATATGCATAGTGTAAGAGATAGTCACTTCAGCGAACTAAAAGTATCTGGAAGTTGGACATCAGGCGATGCACTAATAGCAAGTCAAAAAGCATTTAGTATAGTAGGTGATAGTGCGGCTGTAATGAGTTCAGGTAACACATTTGACAACGTTACTATTACAAAATATACATACGGAATTTACAGTGACTACAACATTAAAGATACCCTAGTTAGAAATGGAACATTTGACGAACTAGCATACGGTATTGTGTTTGGTGAAAATATTGTACTAGGACAACTAGGACAAGACGCGGGACCAACACAAACAAAAATTCAAAACAGTACATTTGATGAAATAGCACGTAATGCTATTTGGGTTAAAGAAGGCACTGCTAACGCAAGTGTTGGCAACACATATAATAGTGTTGGTAACGCTAATGGCACAGAAGCAAACAGTGCTTACTCAGTAATTAAATACGACAAGCCAGGTAATACAAGTGATGGTGACTTCTTCAAACGTTTTGAATCATTATCATTTGAACAGCAGTATATTGTAAATCAAAAGTTTACTCCTGTTGTAGAAGGTAGTTGTCAGTTTGATATGAATGGAACAAGCGAACTAGAAGTTGTGTTCCAGGCAGTGGCAAACAGATACTTTAGACTACCAGGCGATTCAAATACAAACTACGAAATTGATTATGTTTATCATAGTACAGCATATGAAGCACATCGAAGCGGTATACTATATATCAGTGTTGATTATGATAATGATAACATAATTGTAAGAGACGAGTATAACTTTGCCGGCTCTTCAGGTCTTGTTAGTAACTTTGCACTAACTGCCGCTTTGGTTGATGAAAATTCAGATGCGACCAAAGATACAGTTGAAATCAAAGTAATTAATGCAACAGCAACCGATGCTGGAACGTTCAAGTTCCACGTGAGATCAAAACGGTAATAGTGTGAATGATTTAAATTTTGAACAAAGGCTTTCTAAATGGTCAACATTTAGAACCTCTTTAGAAGTCTCCGATGATCCATTGCGAGACGTAATTTACTACTACAAACAAATTCCAACGGTGAGTATTAATACAGATCCGTATACCCCAAGTACTTGGCCTTCCCCCTGGGAACTACTTAATGAAAACATGTATTGCGACTTCTGTCGTGTACTAGGTATGTGTTATTCTTTACAGTTAACTGAACGTTTTTCGGGAGACAAATTCGAGATACATATAGGTATAGACAAAGAAAATTCGGAACAATTTTATCTACTAGTGGTAGGAGATAGAGTGTTAGGATTTGATTCATCAGCGCATGTTCATGTAGATCAAGCATTTAAATATGTAGAACCGCAAGAGATACACACCATGCCACCCCTAAACTAAATACCACACGTATTGTAAAAAAGATAAAAACGGAGAGACACAGATGACAAATGGTACCATGATTGTAAAAAGAAACGGTAGTAAAGAACACTTAAACATAGACAAAATCCACTTCGTAGTGCAAGAAGCATGTGAGGGATTAGCCGGGGTAAGCGTCAGTCAAATTGAAATGAACGCTAACTTACAATTTTACGATAATATGAGTACAGGAGAAATCCAAGAGATACTTATTAGAAGTGCTAATGATTTAATTTCGTTAGAAGTTCCTAATTATCAATACGCGGCAGCACGATTATTATCTTATAGTATTAACAAACAAGTGTTTGGCGACTACAATGCTATTCCGTTTAGAGATATGATTCAAAAAAATATCGATCGTGGATTATATGATTCGTCAATCTTAAAAGCATACACTGATGAAGAAATTGCTTCATTAGATAGTTACGTCAAACATAAACGTGATGAAAACTTTACCTACGCAGGATTACGTCAAGTCTCAGACAAGTATCTTGTACAAGATCGCTCAACTGGAGAGATCTTTGAAACTCCGCAGTTTATGTATATGATGATTGCGGCAACATTATTTTCCACCTATCCTAAAGAAGATAGATTACATTATGTAAGGAGATACTACGATGCGACCTCACTTTTTAAAATCAATATCCCAACGCCAGTCATGGCTGGAGTCAGAACACCTGTGCGACAGTTTGCTTCGTGTGTCCTTGTTGACAGCGATGACACCCTTGATAGCATCTTCGCTAGTGATATGTCAATTGGTAGATACACTGCACAAAGAGCAGGTATTGGAATCAATGCAGGACGCATACGAGGCGTCAATGCAAGAATCAGAGGTGGAGAAGTAGCACACACAGGTATTGTCCCGTTCCTAAAGAAGTTTGAAGCAACAGTACGTTGTTGTACACAGAATGGTGTACGTGGCGGCAGTGCAACTACACACTTTCCTTTTTGGCATCAAGAGATTGAAGACATCCTTGTACTAAAGAACAACAAAGGTACTGAAGACAATCGTGTGCGTAAATTAGATTATAGTATACAACTTAACTTAACAATGTATGAAAGATTGTTATCGGGCGGTGACATAACTTTGTTCTCGCCGCATGATGTACCTGGATTGTATGAAGCATACTTTGGTGATGCAGGAGAGTTCAAAGAATTATATGAGAAATACGAACGTGCTACAAGCATTAAGAAAAGTAAAGTATCAGCAATGGATTTGTTTAGTGCATTAATTAAAGAACGTGCAGAGACAGGGCGCATTTATATTATGAATGTTGATCACTGTAACACACACAGTTCGTTTAAAGACAAAGTATACATGAGTAACTTGTGTCAAGAAATTACACTACCAACTAAGCCACTTAATCATATTGATGACGAAGAAGGTGAGATTGCATTATGTATTCTTAGTGCTATTAATGTAGGAACAATTAAAGGCCTTGATGACTTAGAGGAATTATGCGAACTAGCAGTGCGAGCATTAGAAGAAATTATTGATTATCAAAACTATCCAATCAAAGCCGCTGAGAAGTCAACTAAAGCAAGACGCAGTTTAGGTGTAGGTTATATCGGACTTGCACACTATCTTGCAAAGCATAAAGTAAAATATGACGACCAGCAAGCATGGAACTTAGTACATGACTTGAGTGAAGCATTCCAATATTATTTGCTAAAAGCAAGCAACAAACTTGCACAAGAGCGCGGACCATGTGAATACTTTCACCGTACTAAATATAGTGATGGCATTATGCCTATCGACACTTACAAGAAAGATGTCGATACTATTGTGGAGCACAAGTTAAATTATGATTGGAATAGTCTACGGGCATCTATCAAAGAACACGGCCTCAGGCACAGCACTTTGTCCGCACAAATGCCTTCAGAGAGTTCATCCGTTGTGTCGAACGCAACAAACGGAATTGAACCACCTAGAGGATACTTGTCCGTTAAGAAGTCCAAGAAAGGGCCTCTTAAGCAGATTGTTCCACAGTATAATACACTAAAGAATCACTACACATTACTTTGGGATATGCCTAACAACACGGGCTACATCAATGTCGTTGCAGTAATGCAAAAGTTCTTTGATCAAGCAATTAGTGGTAACTGGAGTTACAATCCTACGCACTTCCCAGACAATGAAGTGCCAATGAGTCAAATGATTAATGACTTATTAACAACATACAAGATGGGTTGGAAAACTTCGTATTATCAAAATACATACGATTATAAGACTGATCCAAGTGAACTTACTTTTGATGAACCAGCACACAATGTAGGCTGGCACGATAATGTAAAAGATTCACCAGTTGAACGAGTAGAATTTAACGGCACAGATGACGAGTATGATGACTATTGTGATGCATGTGCAATTTAAGGTTGACAACAGCACAGATAGAGTTTATTATAGTATAGAAGAAGCAAGGAATTGAAATGGCAAAGACAGTATTTAACAAAGAAAAAGTAGACTTCACTAAACAGAACATGTTTTTTGGTGCAGATCAAAACACACAGCGTTATGATGTGTTTAAGTTTCCAGTGTTTGATAAATTGAATCAAACTATGCTTGGATACTTTTGGCGTCCTGAAGAAGTAAGTTTACAAAAAGACCGTGCTGACTTTGCACAGTTCCGTCCAGAGCAGAAGCATATTTTTACTGCTAACCTAAAGTATCAAACATTGCTAGACAGTGTTCAAGGACGTGGTCCGTGTTTGGCATTCTTGCCACACGTATCTATTCCTGAACTAGAAGGCTGTATTGTTACTTGGGACTTTTTTGAAACTATTCATAGTCGCAGTTATACACATATTATGAAGAATGTTTATTCAGATCCCGCAGTGGTGTTTGATACTATTCTTGATGATGAGAAAATTGTTGCAAGAGCAACTAGTGTGACAAAACATTATGATGAATTTACAGAAGCCGCTGACGCTTACAATCACAGAGGCGAAGGTTCTTTGTATGAAGTTAAGCGTAAGTTATACATGGCAATGATGACTGTAAATATCTTAGAAGGTTTACGCTTCTATGTAAGTTTCGCATGTACATTCGGCTTCGGCGAACTAAAACTAATGGAAGGCTCTGCAAAGATTATTTCATTAATTGCTCGCGACGAAGCACAGCATCTAGCACTAAGCACACACGTATTGAAGTTGTGGGCACAAGGCAAAGACGATCCAGAGATGGCTAAGATTGCTAAAGAGTGCCAAGAGGATGTATATGAACTATGGCGTGAATGCGTTCTAGAAGAAAAAGACTGGGCAGAATACTTGTTCAAAGACGGATCAATGATTGGGTTAAACACAACCCTACTACATCAATATGTAGAATACATTGCAAACCGTCGACTGAAGGCCCTGGGCATGAATGCAATATTTGATGCACCAGTTAATACTAACCCACTACCTTGGACACAACATTGGTTAAGTTCGTCAGGTTTACAAGTAGCACCTCAAGAAACAGAGGTCGAGTCTTATATCATTGGCGGCATTAAGCAAGACGTAGACAAGGAATCACTAAAAGGTTTTAGTCTATGATTGAAATTTACGGAAAGCCACAATGTCCATTTTGCGATATGGCAAAGGCATTGTGCGAAACAAGAAAGTTACCGTTTAAATACTTTCAACTTGGTACAGACTTTAATCGAGAAGAAGTACTGGAAAAGTTTCCAGGAGCAAGAACGTTCCCACAGATTACAGTACACGGAACAAAGATTGGTGGCTACGATAAACTAGGCACATACTTAGAAGAAACTAACTATAACGGAACAGGACACTCACTATAATGCTATTAGAAGTACCATATAAGATAGGGGATACCGTATCTTTCAAACTAAGCAGTGGAGAAGAAATTGTCGGAAGACTTGAATCAGAAAGCGACAAATCTTATACACTTAACAAGCCAATGGTAATTATTGCACAACAACAAGGATTGGGATTAGCCCCATTCATGTTTAGTGTTTCACCAGACGGCAAATTTAACTTGCAAGCACAGTCAGTCAGTTGTGTTGCAAAAACTGAAACTGAAATTGCCAAGCAGTACGTAAGTACTACTTCAGGCATTCAAATGATTTAACAACAACCAAAGGAGAAAATGATGACAAACCACGAACAGATCGTACAAGCGTTCAATAACTATCTAACAGAAGCGGAAACTTTTGATGACAAGGGTGTAAAAGCCGCGGCAACAAGAGCACGTAAAGCATTAGGTGACTTAGGTAAATTAACTAAATCACGTAGAGCAGAAATTCAAGATAAAAAGAACGCAATGTAATGAGCGGTCAACGGCGATGGCTCAAAGTATGGGCTAGAACTGTTGGCATGCCCGTTGGCATTGATGATAAAGATAAGCCAGAGTTCCTTCCTATTACACAATCAGATGTAAGGAAGGCTCTGGCTTTTCGCTCTTTTTGGATTGTACTTCATGTGCTAACGTGTTGTATGATTATAGCAGGAAATGGAAGGGCCTTAGGCTTTTGGTAAAACCTAACACAGAATTTAATTTTAATGTTGCAGAACTAGAGATAGTTGAATCAGCAATGAAGTACAGAATGGGCAGACTACTTGCTCGTAGTAAAACTGTAAAGAAAGAAAGTAGCAAAGTAAAGATTGATGCAGAAGTAAAGCATATCTACGCACTACTAGGAAAAATCCATAATCAAAAGAATTGGTATACCCCCAAGGGTGTATTTGTATCAGGATGAAAAGATTTTATTTAGGACAATGTGAGTATAAGTGGACACATGCACATAGACAAATAGAAATGTTGTGGATACGCCGCGAACTAGGCGACGAACTTTTTAAAACTATAGAATCAAACAACTGGACTTGGAAATTGCAACGTAGTAACAGTCAAACCATGCCAGGGGACATATATTGCCGTTGTGATATCTATGTAGATATTGATGGAAGCCACAAAGCAACTTTATTTGCTATAAAATATAGTGAAAAATTAGAAACCGTCTAATTGTGCTGAATGCATATAAATAGTTGTATGCACAATACGATGGAAGATAACTTAACCATGCACTCTAGTGTGGTCTAGTCCGGCAGAACTTTACCCGATCCATATAGCCACAACCCAAGCACCACAGGGACAAGGCTACGTAATAGAACCTCA